TGTGTGCCGCCGCGACCGTGCCCGCCTGCCCACGCGCGACCTTGAGCGTCGGCGTGAGCGAGATGTCCTGCACGAGCACGACTTCGCTGTCGATCTCGATCAGCATCCCGACCGTCGCCCCCGTCGCCGAGGTCAGTGTGAGTGTCTTGGCCGTCGCGGTGATGGCCCCATTCAAGGTCGTTCCCGTCAAAGCCATGGCAGCCCTCCCCTAGCCTGCAATGCGACAGGCCAATTCCTGCCGCAGAACCGCCACGCCGTAGAGGATGTCCATACGCTGGATCCACTGACCGGACAGGACGTTGTAATCCCGAATGACCGAGAAGCTGAGCCCGTTCTCGCGCGACGTCGCCCGCTCGGCCATGTCGGTCCCGCCAGGAAGCGGCAGATCGACGCACGCCAACGTGATGGCATCGCGGTGGAACATCAGATTCTGCGGACTGACCTTGGCCGTCACACCCGTGAACGCGCCCGTGCCCGCACCCCAGACCAGAATGGCGAGGTTGTCGGCCGGGAGCGACACGACGTTCTGGAACGGCGACCCCGGCCCGATGACCGGCGGCGAGATGTTCAACGTCGCCGAGCTCGAGGACGCCACGTCCGAGGTGAGCACGAACTGCGCCAGTTCGCCCGTATCCGCCAGGTTCGCCGGGTTCACGCGGTTGATGCCTGAGAACGAGATGATGTCGCCCGCTTTGAGCGTCATGCCCGTCCACCCATCCGTAGGAATCGCGCTCAGCCCCGAGGTCACGGCCCCGTTGGTGAGTGGCGTCGAGGCCCCAGGCGTGCCGGTCGTGTGGACATACACGTCCTGGTCCATTTCCCACTCAGCACCGAGGGCATAGCCCATGATGCCTTCCTCGTAAATCTTCGTGATTTCATCGCGAGGATTGAACGTGGTGTAGAGCGCATTGCCGATCTTCTGCTCGGCCAGCGGATTGAGCGCGACATGGCGGTCGCCTCGAGGCGCGGCTAAGTTGTCGAGCCGCGTCTTCGCGCCCCAGTAGGTGTCAATCGAAGTCGGGGTCGTGCCTGGCGTGCCGACGAAGTTGTTGATCCCGAGCGCCGCCGCCGCGACGTCCTGGTCAATCAGGGTCGCCAGCCGCTCGACTTGCGGCTTCAGCACGATGCGGCTGTAGTCGTTGATCGAGAGGGCCAGATCCTGCGAGCTGACTTCCGTGGCGATATTGCGCTGGTAGCTGAGTGACAGGGGCACATACTGCTCCTGCACCGCTTCCGGCGTGACCGCCTGGCCGTTGCCGCCGATATACCAGGCCGGCTTCCGGATGTTGATGGACATGCCGAGCTTCGCCCCGCCAGCGCGGAACGAATCGTCATACTGTCTGTTGACGTTCTTGGTGATGGTCAGCGAATTGACGAGCAAGGCCAGGGCCTCGTTCGTAATCCACTGTGGTGTGAGAAGCGCATTCGGTGAGGACACTGGGGAACCTCCCCAGCCCTAACGGTCGATCCATGAACCTACCGGCGACGGCCTTGGCGCAACTGCGGGAGTCGCGCTTTCAGATACGCATCACCGGTCAGTTCGGTAATCGATACCTCGGGCACGGTCGGCGTGCCTCTCACCGGCTTAATGGGAGGCGCAGCCTTCGTGATCGAGGGCGTCTCAGTCGTCTGAGCCGGAACGGCAGACGCGAGACGGGCGGCAAGGACACGTTGCATGGACGCAACGGTGTCGAGGTTGACAGCCTTGCCCTCTGCCAACAGGTTTAATTCATACAGCAAATCTGGATTCTTCGCAAGCAAATACGCATGCTTCGGGCCGTTCTTGTCGTCGCTGATGATAGCGGCGTTGATCAACCGCTCCACTTTCAGCGCCTCATTCGTGACGACCTCTTGGAAATCGGCATGCTGCTCGGCGAACTTCGTCGCGGCGGCCTGATACTTCGTCTGCAGGTCATTGATGAACCGGTCACCCTCTTGTCGTGCCTGCGTCTCACGCGCCTGCTGTTCCCGCGCAAAGTCTCGCGCCTGAATCTTCCAATCGACCAGCGCCTCGTTGAACTCCTCATACGTGGGGAAGTCCGAGAGCTGCGGCTTGGCGACCGTGAAGCCTTGGGCTGGCGCGGCGGGCTCAACCTTCACCGGATCGGCTGCCTTCGGCGCAGCCTGCTGCTCGAGCGCGGCAAGCCGCTGCTTGAGAGCAATCGTCTCCTGCTCTAACAGCGCGGCCCTTTCTTCGGCTTCGCGTCGTTGAGATGCTAGCTTTTGAATGCGCGGGACGTCTTCGGCTGTGGCTCGCTGGGACTTGGCTCGCGCTGTGAAGCGTCCATCCACGCCACGATCGATCTCATCCGCGCTTGCCGGTTCTGGAGGGGCAGGCTCCGCTCCTGGCGCTGCTGCGTCAGCTTTCGCCTCGCCGCCTTCAGGAGCTTCCGCTGCATCAACCTTCTGAACCGCCTTGGTGGCATCGTAGGACTTGGCGAACTCATCCATGGCCTCCTGGGTGGATGTTGAGGACTCAAGCACCGTGCCATTCGAGAGCGTGACTGAGGCCATTTAGTCTCCTGCGCCGTCCGCTTGCGGCTGGGGCTGCATCGCGGCCATCTGCTTGGCATGTTCGGCCGCCTGCGCCGCCTGCTCGAGCGTGTGCTGATGCGTCATGTGCGCCATGCCGGCCTCATGGGCCTGCGAATGGGCCTGCGCCGTCTGGTCGGTGTGATGCTTGGCCAGCAACTCGCGGAGGTTGTTCACTAGGTCGAGCTTCTTCGAGAAGGCGACCGACTCTGACTCAGCCAAGGTCCGCGCGTTCTCGGCGTCCACCTTCTCCTCGGCCACGGCTAACGCCACGAGCGCCTGGATTTCGGCAATCTTGATCTTCGTGTCGTTATCCATCTGCGCTTGCTGAATCTTCGCCTGCTGCTCGACTTGCTTGGTCTGGATGACTTGGGCCATCTGCTGCGCTTGCTGCTGCGTCTGCTGGAGCTGCGTGGCCAGCTGCATGACCTGCGCCTTGACCTGCGGCGGAATCTCGGCCGCCAGCTTCATGGCCTGCAAAACGCGCGGGTCGAGCACCGCTTCCATGCGCTCCACGAGCGCCTGGTGGTCGGCAAAGTCGCTGTTCTTGAAGTAGAGGTCGCCAATCACCGTCATCAACTGCGGGTCGGCCTGAATAATCTGGCTCATGGCCTCGGCCGCTTGCTGCCGGCGCGTGGCAAAGGCCTTGGACACCGTCACCTCGACGCCATACGTGCCCTTGCCGAAGTCAATCGGCGCACTTGCGGCTGGGCTGGTCGTCTGACCGTTCGTCGAATAGCCGTTCATGCCGGGAGGCGCAGGCGGCATCATCGGCTGTTGCTGCGGCGGGTTCAAAGGCTCGCCCAACGTGACCTTGCGCCGCTTGCCGGAGTTAGATTTGAGGTTGAGCACGCGCGACTTGCGGTCATAGATGTGGGGAATCAGGTCGAGCACGATCCGCGCCTCACACGGCACGCTGATGCTACAGAACGACGCGAGATACCCCGACCCGGCCTCGGTCTGCTTCTTCAGCTCGACAATCGCCTTGCCACTGCGCGACTGCGGGTCAATCGCCCCGAGTGACGGGCTGTTGAAGCCGGTCGTCGCATGGACGTCCGCTTGCGCCATCTGACAGGCTTGCGTCACCGCCTGGATCGGGGGCTCAGCCGTCTGTCGCTGCGGCGGTCCAACGGTGCCCCCGGCCGCATCGACCGGCTTATACCGGAGCACCGCCCAGTTGCGGGTATTGGACGACTGCCACTCATCGAGGAAGTCCTCAATCTGGCCGGCCGCCGCAATCCACGGGGCTTTGGACGAGATGCCAATCAGGCTCGTGTGCTCCGAGCGCATGACGTTGTAGCTGCGCTGCGCATCCTTCGCCGGGGCAATCAGGCCCGTCCAGCGGCGTTCCCCGGACAGGTTGTATTCCTTGCCCACCACCGGCACGAAGGGTATCCACTTGCCGTCCAGCTCCTGCTCCTCAAGCACGTCAGACGCGGTAATCTTCGCCCAGCAGAGCTTGCGCGTGTAGGCGTTGCGCGTCAGTGAGCCTTTGACGAGTTTGCGCTCTTTTTTCTTGACGTAGAAGTATTCCGCCACGCGCACGCTGCGCTGATTCGATTCGCCAATCTTGACCCAGCCATTGATGGGATCGCCAGGCGCGGTGAAGCGGCTATCGTCCAGCCCGTCGATCTTGCTATTGGGATATTCGCGCTTGAAGGTCTCGTAGGGAATGTCCTCGGTGACGAATAGGA